TCGCGATCTCAACTTCAATCCCAACCCATTCTGACACGTCTTGCGCAAAGCGAAGGTTGTCTTCGTGTTCTTCAATGACGGGATTGTTTACCGCGCGAACATTATCAGCTCCATATTTGTCAACAGTAAGTTTGAGGGCGGCCGCGCTGGCTGCCCCGCATGAAAACCAAACTGCAATCATGTTTCACCCCTATTCCTGCATTGATATTTCGCCAGCCAGTGCCGTGTAACCAGCGAGATCAACATAGTTGTCATCATGCGTCGGGTTACCAGCGATGCGGCCAATCTTAAACAGCGCCATCATCATGGCCACGTCCTCTGGCAGCAATTCTGCCTCTGGGACGGGTCGATTGTCGATCCACCATGACCACAGCTTTGCAATCTCGCTGAAGCTATCCTCGGCGTCACCATGCGTTGCCGCTCGGTCCACGTTGATGCAGTGCATGGCTTCGTGAAGTATGTCGTCTCTATTCACTGGCCGTTCTCCTTTATTTTCTTAGCTGTAGCTTCGACCTTTTCGCGGTGTTTAGCAAAGGTATCAATGCCTCGCTTTCCTGCCGTGACATTTATAGTGACTTTAAACATTTTGAAAAGAATATAGTTTAGCATGTTGTTTTTCCTTTATTCATTGGTCGTTCCCCTTTGATTTGGCTTCCTCATATGCGTCTTGCACAATCTCCGCCACATATTCCGCTGCCGTCTTGTAACCCACTTTTTCCGCTTCCGACATCAACCATTCAAGCTGCTCAATCGACAATGCCCCTGTAATCTGGCCAATGTACCCATACGTCAGCGGGGATAAATTGCGCACAGTTTCCTTTGTCTTCACCTTTTGATTGCAGTGGCCTGATTTTCGCCCGCGATTTACCGCACCGCTGACCACGCCACGATTGAGGCCAAGCAGTTTGGTTATCTCCCGTTGGGGCATACCCTCGTTGGACAGCTTCCAGATGGTTTTCGTATGCTCACTAATTGGATGTCTTCTGTTATCAGTCATTTTCCGCCTCCCGCAGCTCGTTAAGTTTTTTTGTGATTTCTTTTTTATCCAGCATCAACGTGTCTACGCGGTTGCGCATCCGAGTTATGTCATCGCGCTGGCGTGCGACTTTGCCCTGCAAGACGCTAATCAGCGTGCGTGCCTCGTTCAGATTGTTTTCCAGCATTAGTATTCTGCGGTCGCTCATCGGTTATCTCCCAACCACTTTATCCTCATTATCATTATATCTCTCCGAACCGTGGCTTCACTTACGCCCAGTTCAACGCTTGCCGCCTGACGTGTCATTCCAGTTTTTGCCAATCCCTCCAGCACCTCTCGACGTGCCGCGATGTCCTTTTGATACGTCGTGACTTTTACCGCACCCGCCTTTAACTTAACGCCCATCACCTGACAGTCGGCACGAATAGTTGTCTGGACACAGCGCTCCAGCTCTGCGACCTGCGAAACTGTCATTTCTCCCTCTTCGGCGTAAATCCCTACACGCTCCCGACGCTCCTTTGTGAGTTGAGCGCGGCGAGCTTGGGCGAATGCAGTGGCTTGTCGCCACTTCGGCGGATTAGGTATTTGAGGGTTATTCAGAGCCTCTTTTAGCATTGCGATACCAAGTCGCTCTTCAAGACGCTCCGCTTTAGTTACTGCTGGAGGTAAGGTTCGAGCATATCCAGCAACGCACGCTGCTCCTCCAGTTGTTGCTTCAGGCCCGGCCTGTCCTTCGCTGTCGATTGCTTCAGCATGATCTCGTTGACCCTCAACAACCGCTTGAATATTATTTGCTCTGACACTCTTAAATTCTCCAATTACATTGACCATCATTCGACCTCCAGCGGCTTAACTTCGCCAAGCCAGATACCATCGCGCCGTGCCCAAACCCCTGCCCGATTGGGCACAGCGCGATACGCATCGCCATAACCATAACCATAGCGACACGCATCGCCATAACCATCACCATCAACGGTTATGGAGCCGTCTTGATCGCCAAACAGATTATAAGAGCGCATTTTGGCCCCTTTGGGGACGTGAACCTTTACATCATCTCCAGTTGCTTCCAAGCCATCGACCGGAAAATCTTTTGCTTCTATATTAACCATTATTCGACCTCCTCAATTTCACCATTGCGATACGCATTACCATCTCCAGCGCCATAGCGATACGCGCTGCCATTACCATCGCCATCGCGATACGCATCGCCATTACCATCTCCATAGCGAAACGCATCGCCATAACCATCGCCATCGCCCCAGCGATACGCATTGCCAAGACCCTCGCCAGCGCGCCGCGCATCGCCATAACCATCGCCATCGCGACACGCATCGCCAGCGCCAGCGCCATCGCGCCACGCATCGCCATTACCATCTCCAACGCGCCACGCATCGCCATTACCAGCGCCAGCGCGCCACGCATTGCCATAACCATCGCCAGCGCGATGCGCGATGCCATCTCCATCTCCATCAACAATTATGGAACCGTGTTGATCGCCAAACAGATTATAAGAGCGCCTTTCGGCCTCTCTTGGGACGTGAACCTTTACATCCTGTCCGGTGGCTTCCAAGCCTTCAATTGGAAAATCTTTTGCTTCTATGTTAACCATTATTCGTCCTCCTCAATTTCACCAGTGCCATTGCACCAGTCACACTCCTCGATGCGGGTTTCTATGGACCCTACATCTCGGCTATTACTTTGCGGCATGGCGTAATCAACTTCCACCTCGCCAGCGCCATTGCATTGTTCACATTCAGTCATCACACACCCTCCGCTGGTCGAGCTTGTGGGCGCATTGAACACGTCGGCAGGTAGCACTTGCCGTCGGTGTAAAAGATGTGCGAGCCAATGACACCCACAGCGGTCAAATCATGCCGCCAGACAGGCTTCACAGCCGTTGTGTGATAGTAGACGGCCCCGTGGCCCAGAACGTCACCTGAGAGCGCCTGAGAGGCCACCTGCTGCGCCGTAGCCCATGCAGCGGCGTCTTGTGGCTGGTCAGACTTACCGTCGCAGTAGAAGCTAAATTGGCAAGCCCAAGGGCGACTGACTGGTGTGCGGTGTTCAGTGACAACTTCACAGACTGTTGCCGGGAAATCAGGATGGTTGGCGCGGTTGATGATGACTTCAGCCACAGCAAGCTGGGCGTCTACTGGCTCGCTGCGTGCCTCAAAGTACACGGCGGCGGCCAAACATGCTGCTGCGGTAATCATTGGTCGTCACCCAAGAATGATGCAGCGCTGTCAGCCCATAGTGTTACAGTTGATCGCTGCTGACCGACGCGGTTGTAAACATCGGCCTTGGCAATCAAACCAGAGTTGAACAGGCGCAGTGCGCTGTTGCCAGCAGTCTTGTGGTCCAGACCAGTGCAACGTGAAATCTCGGCAGTGGTTGCATAAGCGCCGTCGCAGATAAATCCGTGAACCAGCTCATCACGTTGCTCAATGCTTAACGTCTCGGCCGGCTGAACTTCAGCTTCAGATTCAGGCTCGGCAACTGGCTGCACCTCAATGGCAGCAGGCTGCTCAGATACAAGATTGAGGGCAACCCATTTGGTGTTTGCGCGCTGCACTTCGCTTGGATTGATAGCGGCCTGAGCGGTTATAGTGCTGCCGCGTTGCAGGTCGTGGCCGTCAGCTACGTGTGGTGGGATAAACATTTGGTCGCCATTATCAGCGATGGCAAATGCAAAACCGCGTTCGTGTGTGTTGGAGATTGTTACGTCAATATACATGGTATTTCCTTTTGGTTTGTTTGTTCGTGCAATCTTTATAGAAAGCATAAAACATGCGGTCAACCATAAATATCCTATTGACGTACATTTTTTATCCCACTAAGTTACACAAATCATCACAGGAGAATCAACATGATAAACGATAGACGTGAAAGCAGAGTAATTCTAAATGACGAGCAGCACACGATGCTGACCGCCGCTGCCAACCAATCAGGCATGGCCTTGTCTACATACTTGCGCCACTGCGCACTTGAGGACGCCTCTGCACGTCGGGTAAAGTCGGACGTTGAGTAATGGTAAACGGGCGCAATAAAGGCGCAGCGTATGAGCGCACCATTGCACAGCAATTGTTCAATGAGCTTGGCATTAAGTTCAAGCGTGACCTTGAGCAATATCGTGCTGGCGCGCACGCAGACCTAATCGCTGACGACCCAGATTTTTGCTTCACATTGGAATTGAAGCGATACAAAGACGGCCCAATCGGCGGCTCACCATCATGGTGGCAGCAAGTTGAAGTCGCAGCCGAGCGTGAAGGCAAGTTGCCATGCTTGATCTACAAGTATGACCGCAAGCAAGACCGCTGCGTTATACCTTTATCTGCCGTTATGGACGGCGGCGAAGGTCAAATCGAAACAGACTTCGAGACGTTCTGTTTCATAGTTAGGGAGTTAATGGCATGAGCAGTGTAGAGCTGACAGGAAAAGAGGATTTGTGCGACGTTGCAGCGCTTATTAAGCAGGACACAGACAGAGACTGGCATGATTCGTCAGATTCCTTCGTAAAGCTGCTAAATGATGGATGCGATTTCGCTTTGCACCTTGGCATGATTGAGGCGCTAAACTCACTCGCCCTTAGCGTCAGAATTGTTGACGGAAAGCCACAAATAACAGCCCATGTGTCGCTTGATAATGGTCATGGGGCTAGGGTTTGTAAAATTTTAACCTCAGAGGATATATATTGCTGGGGGCATTGTGAGGTAAATATTACCTTTGATGATCTAAATGAAGCCGTAATGACTGGGGAGCTGGTTGAATGGGAATGACGCATATATATACCCAAGAAGAATTTGACGCGCTACCTGTTGTTGACGGCGTTAAGGTATGCCCAACGGGTGATTATTCAGCGATTGAAAGCTTTGGCGATCTGTGCAGATTTGGCGATCTGTGCAGATTTGGCGCGCGGTGCAGCTTTGGCGATGAGTGCAGCTTTGGCGATGAGTGCAGCTTTGGCGATCTGTGCAGATTTGGCGAGTGGTGCAGCTTTGGCGAGTGGTGCAGCTTTGGCGTGCGGTGCAGCTTTGGCGAGTGGTGCAGCTTTGGCGAGTGGTGCAGCTTTGGCATGCGGTGCAGCTTTGGCGTGCGGTGCAGCTTTGGCGTGCGGTGCAGCTTTGGCGT